CCAGCAACGAGCTGCGTAAACAGGGTGTTTTTATCTCAGGAAGTGGCGTTCGTTCTGTCTGGCTGCGCCACAATCTTGAAAACTTCAAAAAGCGTCTGAAAGCACTGGAAGAGAAAGTGGCCCGTGACGGTATCGAACTGACTGACAGCCAGATCGCAGCACTGGAACGTAAAGCCAGCGATGACGAGGTCTGTGGAGAAATTGAAACCGCTCATCCGGGTTATCTGGGCTCTCAGGACACGTTCTACATGGGTAGTCTGAAAGGTGTCGGACGCATTTATCAGCAGACGTTCGTTGATACCTACTCAAAAGTCGCACACTGCAAGCTGTATGTCACCAAAACGCCGATTACAGCGGCAGAGCTGCTAAATGACCGTGTGCTGCCATTTTACGCGTCTCAGGGCCTGCCAGTGCTGAGAATACTGACCGACAGAGGCACAGAGTACTGTGGCAAAGTGGAGCAGCATGATTACCAGCTTTATCTGGCGATAAATGATATCGACCACACGAAAACCAAAGCGATGTCACCGCAGACGAACGGCATCTGCGAGCGGTTCCACAGGACGATATTGCAGGAATTTTATCAGGTGGCGTTCCGCAAAAAGCTGTATGGCGAACTCGACACATTACAATCGGATCTTGATGAATGGCTGGCTCACTATAATAATGAGCGAACCCATCAGGGGAAAATGTGCTGTGGCCGGACGCCAATGGAAACGTTACTTGATGGAGAACGCATCTGGGCTGAGAAAAATTTAAACCAGATGTAATCTGACAGACACCTGTATAAATAACCGGTAACTGTCAGATCAGGTCTGAGCTAATACACCTTAATGCAACCGTTGACCGCATCCCGCCATGCTTTTTGTTCCTCAAGAATGTTTTTGATGGCAGACGTCACCGGAATACGAAATTCTTTTTGCGTTTTCATGGCGCCACGCATACCAATCAGGCCAGCGGGATAGACTATTTCCTGCATATTTTGATCAATATAATCCCATTTCAAATTGTTGATGTTAATTGGCCTGACGCCCGTTAATATCATAAAGCGCATGGCGTTTTTTTGGTGTAACGATGTGCAGCCTGCTACATTCATCCAAAGCGCGGCGATAGACTCTATATCGGTAAACAGGCGTGTCGGGGTGGGCCGCTGAACGCGCGAAGAAACATAATCATCCGGTAGACTTGCCGCAATATTTTGACCATTGCTGAATAACGGTGCCGCTGACTTCCAGAAACGACGCAGTTCGGCAAACAGTTCAATGGCCTGATTGTTTGATTTAGTGATGATCCATTGATCCAATACATCAATAAGCTGACTGTAAGCTACATCGCTAAAAACATCATTTGGGTTAAACACCTTTTCTAACTGACTGATGCGACAACAGTAGGTACTGAAACTATGCTCTCCTAATTTTTTACGCAGTACTTTTGCTTCGAGGTCACCTTTATAGGCCCTCAAAACCAGATGAACAGACTCTGCACGTAGCCCTCCTGCCGCCACAAGTGACGCTTTTTCACGCGCCAGTTCCAGCGTCATTTCCGGCCACTCACCCAGCTTGCGGCCCTTGAGTCCCATTTTTTTAGGAAACTCTGCATAGAGAACCGTTTTGCCCGACCTGCTAAACTCAATACGCAGATAACTGTCCTTTTCGTACTTTGATCGTCGCGTCTGGTTTTGGTGATTAAGGATAACTTTTGCTGCCGTAACGCAGATCCTCATGTGAGTACTTGTGTACGGCGGTTTACATGAGTCCCAGCGTTCAGTTGCGCTTAAAAAATCATCATTATGGGTACATTTTCTCTTATGCGTTGTCGTCAAAGGCATAGTAATTCCTTAAAATTTATGGAATTAAAAGGAAAGCTCACACATGGGGTATTTTTATAGTAAGAAAATGGTGCTGCGTTGCTATTTTGCGTTACACAACAGGGTTTTTCAACGTGGGCTATACTGTGTAAAATTACAGATTGTGCGTCACGGTGCGGAATACGATATCAGCGTATTTCAATGATTTTTAAAGATAAGATGAGTAATTTATTGAAATGGCGTTGTTAATTACCAAAAAATGCATCAACTGCGATATGTGCGGGCTATACCTTAAAAACCTTTCTAAACAATGAATTGAGTTCATGTGTTAGAGTTAGTGTTGCGAAGAATAACACATGAAAACTTGTTTTATAGGTTCCCGCAACACATATAAATACATCTAAATTTTTTCATCAAGCCATTATCTAGCCTGTGCCGTAACAGTGTCAGATTAAATCGTGGTTAATACATATAAGCTGGCAAAAGCATGCCCTTCAACATCAAAATCCCTTTAAATCAAAACCGCGCGGCGGCTCAGGCCAATCAATACCAGGCGCTAGCGTGGGGTCGATACGATATACCGCTACCCGAAACTGTTTCCACTCGGTTAGCCTGGCGCGTTCTTCCTCCGTTGCGATACCGAGATCGACAGCATCCTGAAGCGGGCCTATCGTCAGTCCTGCCTTGATCAGCCATTGCTCCCGTTGATAGTCTGCCGACGATACCAATTGCTCATGCGTGGGCGGTGGGGGTGGCGGGATATCTACCCATGCCGGACAGCCATTGTCGTCTGCACCACGCATCTTACCTGGAGGTGCTTGACCGATATAGGTCTTAAACACCCCTTCATCCACCAATACCCCATCCGCTGGCCATGTGCCAGACGCCTCGTAATCTTCCTTCATCACAAGTGGGTAGAAAGACGCATTTTTTGCATTAAACATGTAGTCCATGGTTATTTTCCTATCGCCAACCAGTGCATGCCACAGTCCCAGTCATAGCGAACCGTTCCAAAACTTTGTTTATTCCAGTTAAATCCATCGTTGTTGTAACCGCCCAGTAGTGGCCCGTAGTCATATGACTTATCCCAGGTGTTACGCCCCGGCCAGTACGGTGTTAGCGATATTGCCCAGACACCTTCATGAAAAGGGACGTTAAAACTTTGCCAAAGATTGGCATCCTCATTAATGCCTCGGGTGACCGTTTGTCCACATTGAATGATAAATCCGGTGTTCTCATCCTTACGCCAACCTACCCCTTCAGACATCCTCGCCAGGCCACCGGTAAACCCTTCGTGATAAAGTCGATACCGTTTCCCATCCAGAGAGAATCCACCAATTGCCAATGCATTATCGGTATCTAAACCAAAATAAGTGGCAAAAACCCCCTCACGGTGTAGCAATAGCGCGGCTGCTGCCTCTTTATTGCCTTGGTTACTGATTTCCAGCGCGGGTTTCACGTTGCCCTTCGCAGCAGATAAATGCGGAGTATAGTTAGACATAAACGTTGTGCATTTAGATCCATTCGCCGGGTATCTCGCCCCCACCGTCATTACATCCCCAAGATTTACCCCTTTTGCGCCCGTTAACGCATCCGTCACTGATTTTGGCGTTGCTGCCGTGGTCTCATCGTCGCTGTTGGTCTCATTGCTGAGTTTGGTGACCCCAAAATCGGTTAGCGATGCGCATACAGTGTGGCCCACATTCTTTGGAAAATAGAACTGCTGTACATTACGCGCGTCATAAACGGCCATCGAATGACTTTGCTTGGTCACAAACTTGGCAATCTGACCGTTGTAAACTGGATACCCCCCGGCATTAAGCAGTATAGGTTGGGCAACAGGGACACATGACCCATCCTCGTTTTCCAGATACACCTGGATTTGGTTTTCGGGGCGTGTTGGGTCTTTATACATCTCACCAACATAAATCTTCCCGCCTGAAGCCGCTTTAAACGTTCGCGCTAACGTAAACAGTTGGGACGGCATAGCCACAACAACGATGGGTGTGGTGTCTGACATGGTTGATTCTCCAGATAGGCGAAAGCCCCACAAGGCAGGCTTTGCGGGGGCATTTTTTGAGAAAATATTACTCTTTAGGGTTATCGTCTCTTTCGGAAAGCCAGCCGATAACACCTTGCCGTGCTATGGCCTGTTTATCTTCGCGTGTCAGCGTTCGAAAAAACGCTCTCCAGGCGGGGGCGTTGGCGATACGTGCTTCCATTCTGCGATCAACGGCTTGTTGCCCCCGCTCAGACAGACGAGGGCCTTTGGACTGCTGTACGATGGCGCGGAACTCGGGAGAGGCCAGTAACCTGTCCGCCGCCACACTCCGTGCCGGACGGTTGGCTTCTTTAGCGGCCATGCCCGCGACCGCGCCATAACTCAGTGTCGACCCCACCACCGGTATATGACCCAGCAGGGTGGACACCAACGCCCCCCTGCCATGGCGATAGATCTTGTCCAACACGCCATCTTTGGCGTCAAACTGCGTGATAAATGTCACTAAACGGCCCGTCTGAACACTCCCTTCACGCGCCTGTCGCACGGCGTGAGAAACGGTAAACAGGTTACGCAGGGTCGCGGCTGTCTGTGCGCCCAGTTCACGCTCCACCATCGGCAACGTGCCGGAAGATTTCAAACCCTGGTACCAGTCAACAAACCCCGGCAAGTGGAACGCGTTTTCTTTACGGCTGCCTTGACTAAAGGCATCGCGCAGTGACGTGGCCACCACCTCTCGCCGGATCCTCTGTGACGGGATATCCTGTTGCAGCGC